CACCTTTTAAAGTTGTGACTCATAGATAAAAATTCCGATACATTAGCATCGGTTAAAAACTCTACAAGTTTACAAAACAAAATTTAATGTATCACAGACCATATCTTTCGATATGACCTACCTCAGGGTCACTCTGAGGGCACGTATTGGGTTGATTAATCCCGTCACTACGCTGACTGGTCTCTCCTTATAAGGTCACATATCAATAGCGACCAAAGGGAGAGGTTTAACTGCTAGGCGCAAGCGCTTCATAATAGAAAATTGGGGGACCCAGGTAGAAAAATAGACCGAAGTCTTCTCCTGTGCTCACCCAATATTCCATTCTGTGTGTGCCGTTGCCGTCACCACCAGAAACTATAGTTGTAAACCAAGTTTGTGACGGTGATGATGAAGTTGCGCTGGTTTTCTCCTTTGCAAATTCAAATTTGTTGGAATTATAGTAAGGGATTTCTACCGACATAGTCGGGTTGATGTCCATGCTCTGAATCTGAGCTCCATCAAGTCCTCCTCTTCCTAAATATTTATTGATTGCCAATGCTTGTCCACCAGGATTAGCTGCCACACCAGCTGGGCCAGCAACGACAGTAGAGTTGTATCCAACTCTATTTTCTATCCTGGAAACATACAATGTGCTACCGCTTTTCTCAAAAGTGGATGCATCAATAAAATATCTAATTCCTCCGCGCCTAGCAGCATAAGCGCAAGAAATATATTGCAAAAGCGTCATCTGTCCGTAAACATATGCGCCTCCTGCCAAACCTATCACACGACCGGCAACTGCTGAACCGGTACGATATCCTGGATATAATGGAAATGCAGGTTGAGTGACTGTTAGCACTCTATCTACAGCTACAAAATCCGGGATGATGTGTGAAAAGTTGTATCTACGTAACAACTGCCTAAAACTGGGTATAGACTCTCCGAAATACACTAATGTACTTCCATCTGTGATGTCCGAATTCATCGCCAGTGCACGAGTTGTGCTCGTAGATTCCGAAGCGTTAGCTTCTTCAGAATGTGGGTTTAATTCATCACCCAATCTGAGTCTGCCAACAATGGCAGAAGTAGGAGCTGCAACCTCAAAATTGTCATGAACAGACATGAAAACATTCACCTCAATGTCATTGTCAACTGTGTCATCAGGCACAGCAAGTTGATTGACAACATACACAGAAAGTATGCCATTTCCTAATGTACCATCACGAAGCAATGGTACAGTAGGATTGAACATAACTCCCTCAGGATCTCCTGGTACGTGATGTTGTCTCCAAGCTAGCGATTCTCCCCAGCCAACATCAATTGTAACGTCTTTCTCATTTGAAATGTCAACAATCGTTGTGTAAGCTGTGTTGTATTCTGCTGTAACTTGAGTAGCTTGAGGATCATAAACAATCTTCAACCTACCTTTATGAAACTTACTGCACACGATTTGAAATCGATATCTCATAGTTCCCCTCCAATATTCGAAGGGTTGAACTGCAAAAGACGGTGCGGTGAGATGAATCTCATCGTTAAATCTAGCGTGTACACCTGGGTCAACACGCATGTTGAACAACAGTGATTCTGAAGTGTTTGTTTTTCTCCAATCGAAAGACGTGAGATATGACTCCTTCTGTGCTATATGCAAGACAGTCATTTCGTCAACAGGTTCTAGTCCTAAAATTCGGGGATCAATGGTTAACTCTTGTTTTGCATCCACAGAAAGTTTTGAAACTTCTGATTCTACATTAGTGTTTGCCAATGTCCCTTTTGTTTCAGGTCTAAACTTCATTGTTTCCAATTGGGGTGGTGAGCTATAACCAAAAAGAGTTGCAATTTGACCAACAGTGGTTGCACCCATGCGTGTTGCAGTTGCATAAGGTCCAATGTATGGTATTTTCTCCGCATAACCTGCCATTCTAGCAATTGCACCAGCGATACGAGATACAGGTTTAATCTGATACTCATCTGCTTGTGGCACCAATCCAGAAGGATTGGTTTGCGTTGGAACAGCAAGTTTAACGTCTTCTGCCCATGCAAAAACAGCTATATTGATGGTTGATGTCCCACCATTTGCTGTTTTAAGCGGGTTAAGTTGCAGCATGTCAATCTCTCCCATACCTTCAATGTCGAGATTCGAAGGTATCAACAAAGCTGGTTTGTAATAAAAGAAAGGTAGACACATTTCTGCTCCTTGACCCTCCATTGGGTCCAAGAAAACATGCGGTCTCTGCGTGGCAGCTACGGCGTCAACAGTCAACAAACTTCTTGTAACTGTGATGTCGTCAAACGACGGCAATGGATTGTATGAAACCAACATTCTACCATAATGAAATGGCGTTCCGTTGATTACAAACTTCACGCATAGCTTACTACGCAAAAGATTAAAATTAGCAATTCTATTAGCTACTCTTTTGTTTCTGTAAAACAATGACCAAGGGTTAAATCGTGCTCCCAAAGTTACTGAAGTTGACCATTCATATTCAGCAATTTTTATCGGACGCCGAAAGAAATCTGCATGATCAACATCTGTTTCCAGAATCTGCTCAAAAGAATCCACCACTGTACCTCCCACATGTTCATGGTTGTCTACAGTAGTCGATTCAAAATCAACATTTTCTACTTCCTCAGATTGTGGCTTAAAAGCCCTATCCACAAATCGTGCTCCTATCAAGAGCATGATGAGATTGCAAATAATATTGATCGTCCTATCCAGGACTGACGGTTTTGAGTTGTCCGCCACAACACTTTTGTTGTTATTTAAAATTTCATTAAAAGTAGTGATGCGCTTTGTTTATAACGTTGGTTTTGCATCAAACACAACGCCAGAGCTCAATGATTCGGCTGACTAAGCCAACAGTAAATACTGTTAACATCTAAAATTCACACATTCCTTCATGACTTGTTACCTTGAGGTGCAACAAGTCGTGCGGTAAATCAGTGTGAAAGTCCTCGATTTAACGAAACGGCATTCGAGAGACGCCAAATGTTTATAGTCATCGCTGACTGGATTGTGAAAAGGCCACAAGCCAAGCCTGGATGTTTAACGTCATCCCTGACGGGACGCATTTAACACCGGTACTTCTCAATCCAGTGTTCAACACGAGATTCAAATGGAATCAAAATGTCGTGAGCAGGTAAATCCACCCGCTTACACACTTCCTCCATCTGTTTCAATCGCATATCATAGACTTCTCTGCCATGTGCGAACCATTCGTGCATAGCACCTTGTAGCACTGAGCGCTGCAATTCTGCTGTTGAACAATTCTTTGACTTGACATTGCTGTGCAATGATTTGAAGATTGAATTTTCGTCCAATTTTCCGATAGTTTGTCCAATCTCTGGAATATAGTTAGATTTCCTCTTTAAGAAATCAACATCTTCTTTATCCAGAAATTCAGAACTTGAGTTATCTTTACTTGGTAGTGTGACCTTCATTTTATGTTCTGCAAGAAATGCCTTGAAATATTCAAAATTGAAATCTCTGTATTTCTGCACAACACTTCCTATAAAGTCGTCACCATAAGTTAATGCACTCACACACTTTCGAAAATCCCCGATTGGGACATCTCGGAACAAATTGAAGAATGCTATACGTACATACAAACTTCCTGCTGTTCCATTAATGTCCACCGTCAAATTGTTTCCTGATGTGTTCATATTAAATGCCATGAACATAACACCATTCCAATCGATCAAAGGATGAGTCAAATCAATGACCATCATTTCCATAAGTGTAATATCTTCACTGGTATAACCAGGTACACTTTTGGCAAGTTCGATGAATAAGTACATCACGGAACGTGTCATTTGAGAATTCATTCTGACGTCATACTTGCTGTAATCCCATGCAATCATCTTTCCATCTGTTGCATATTTTTCAGCATGTTCCATCAATGTTTGCCATTCAGGTCCCATTGCATTAACACCAACTGCTGACTCTGTCAAAGTCGGATTGTGATGCATGAAACGCAAAATTGGCAAAAAATAAATCCTCAACCAAATTCCAAAAGCAACACTTCCACCTTGGAAAACTCGCACTTTCTCAGAATCGAGAGGTGTGGGTTCATCCTTTAAAGTAGCTGCTGTGACTGGGTAGGCTCGCGTTCCTTCCAACCAACACTGCTTTTGTCTTTCCATTTCTTCCAAAACAGAAGGGTGTGGAGTCCTGGAAACCAGAACTCCATCCTCCCGCTTTTCGTCAAACCATTTATGTTTGGCTTGGAAAATAGGAAATCCCATGCTTGTGTTCATCGGAATGGCATCAATAAAACGTTTTCCGTCTATGCCAAGAATGCTTTCTTCCAATGTCAATGGTCGAACTTCTTCTGTTTTGGTCCATTCTTGCAGTGATTCCTTAACAGGTCCAACCCAATCTTTCATAGCCATTACGACTAGATCAGGGTCAAAAGGATCTGCTGGATTCACCACATGTTCCAAAGTTTTATTGTATGCTGCCCAATTAGGGGTCATTTTGGGTGGCCCCCATTTGTTTTGCACACCTGTTATCTCTGCAACATGTGGGGACAATTCACTTTGCACAACACGGCTTTTCTGCGTTGATCTCAACGCTGTAGCACCTAATATGTCTACACAAGTGTTTTCATCAGCTGTAGCAAGTTTGCACAGCGGATGTACTTCTGTTGATACAATAAGAGGCTTACCATATTGTGTAGCAGGAATTTTCCCAGCTTTGGAAGATAATGTGACTCCATAACATTTCTCTAAGTCCGAGCACATTTGCTCGTACATACTGTATGTAACAGTTTGAGAAACACCATAATTGTCACGTTCTCTTCCAGCTATGTGAAAACCCAAAACCACGGGTGATGTTTGATCAGAAATCACAACGCCCATACAAGCTCCCACTCTTGCCAAATCAGTGTTATACGAAACACCGTCGTACACAAAACCACAATGTGACAATTTGCCACTTTTCGCCAAAATACTAGTAGTGTTCAAGATCAAATCACGGCCTCGAACAACCATTTTTGCAGCACAAGTGCCATCAGAAATTGTTTTTGGTAAAATGTGTGATACGTCAGCAAAGTCTGGAGCGTTAGGTACATACGCTGCGACCATGTCCAAACCACCAATACCCACGCATTGATTAAGTGAAATACGCACCCTAAACCTAGATCCAGGTGAATTATTTCGCTGCACATCAACTGTAAGTAAACGTGAAGGTGTTTTGGTGACATCTGCTCCTGGATAGAACACATGTCTTGGAAGCCACATAACTGATGTTCGTGGAAAGAAAGCATTACAACGAGTCTTCGACCCATCATCTCTTTCAACGTCCATCCAGCATAAATTGCGGGAAATGGCGTTGCGCACTTCTAGAGTTGTAGAGTATTTAACTCGTTCATCACTTTCGTATGAAGCTTTCTTACTTCCAATCAACCATCCGAACCAACCAGGTTCGGAATCACGATCACTGTTGGTTTCCAAATCCCGGATTCTCTTTGAATTCCACATGCGGATCATTGCCATTCCCACCACTGCGGTGGCAACAGCCAATGCACATTTGGAACCA